AGCTGAAATGGCACAACAACAAGCTATGGCTCCCCCTCAACCGGGATCTGAGCTAGGTGGTGCTGCGATGGGTGGCGAAGAAGCCGGTGGAGTGCCTCCAGAAGAGCCTCCAATGTAAATCTTGCAATAAACTAAAAATAAAGATAAAATATCAAGTATATAAACTAGGAACATAACCATGCTATTAGAAAATAGAAATAAGAATTTAACAAATCTGCATAAAACAGCGGATTATTTAAGCCGTTCACTTCGGGAAAATTTTAAAGTATTTACAGTCGACTCTCAGGAACAGAAAGTTCAATTTCTTTCCGAGAACTCAAATTTAATTACTTGTAATTATAAACTAAAAAACTCATCAATCGTACTAGAGAACTTAGAAACTGATACTGTAGATAACTACTTATCAGCAGAGAGGATAGATGGAATAGTTTCTAAAGGTATTACAGATTTTATTAGTGATCTACGTGAGAATCGATTTGATAAGGCAGACACATCTTTTACAGATGTTCTTAATCTATTCGAGAACCGTAATGATTTAGATACTCTTCGGTATAAGTTTGAAAAGCATACCGATTCTTTTGAGAAGAATACTAATATTATAGATTCAAGTGAATTCCGTAAACTTCAAGAAGCTCAAGAAGCCATGAAATCTTTTATTTCTGAGAATCGTGAAACTTTGATGTTAAACAAAGAATTAAAAGATAGTGTAGGTATCGTAAATGCTATGTCTAATATCTTCGGTTCTGAGGTTAATCTTACACTAGAAAATGTTAATAATGCGAAAAAACTAGAAATCGATCTAAAAGAAGGTAACAACCTTTATGAGATGGTATGTAAGCAAGAGCTTATGCGCCAAGAGTTAATCGAATCTAAGGAAAATTTTGCAGGTATTTGGTCTACTAACCAAGCTATTCAAGAACTTGCTTCTTGTATTTTCTCCGATGATAAAACACTAGTTGAAACTATGGAGAAAGTAATTGAAGAAGTTCCTTACTTTAGCTTTGCAACAAAATCAGACCTAAACGAAACTTTAACTTCTATCTACGAAGTAAACTCAACGGATGCAATCCTGAAGAAAGATATAAAGGCTTTTGTATCTAAGATATACGAAACTAAGAAGCCAGTTAAAGAGAAGCTTATTAATCTCCTTAGTGAGAAATACGGTGTTAACGTTGCAAACTTAAAATTCGTTCCTACGTTTAGTAACCTTTCTAAAACTCACTCTGTATTCTTTGAAGTTCTTTCAATGTGTATGGAAGAGGGTATTTTGCAGGATGTAACAAAGGACTTTGCTAAGTTTGTAGGAGTTAAAGGAGGGGTAGAGGTTTTAGATGTTAATGATATTATTCAAGAATGTTTGGTGTCTTCAGATGAGAATCTAAATGAAAACGCTATCTTAGTCAACTACATTGATGTCCCACGTTTAACTCAAGACCTGTCTCAGGTAATTGATGTCTTAGGAACTCTCACGGGCGCGTCCGAGATGGGTGAAGAGGAAATGGGAATGGACGAAGAGATTCCTGAAGAAGAACTCGGCGAAGAAGTTCCAGAGGAAGAACTCGGCGAAGAGGTTCCAGGTGAAGAACTTGGTGAAGAAGTTCCCGAAGGGGAAATGGGTGAAGAAGTTCCTGAAGAGGAGATGGGTGAAGAAGTTCCTGAAGAGGAGCTAGAAGAGCCTATGCCGGGTGAAGAGAGTGAAGAAGCGTTAGCTGACCCAGAAGCCGAAGGGCAAGTAGTGGGTGATGACGCAGACTCCTCAGTAGGTCTAGGAAAGCAAAATAGTGATATATCATCTATTATGGCAAACCTCGAAGATATTATCGCCTCTCTTGGCGGTGGTGCGGAAGAGGAGGAGCCAGTTCCTGACGATCAATACGGTGCTTAATCAGCTAAGTAACCTTGTTTTAGCCAACGCCTAAATAATCTCTGATGTCGGTTCTGCATTGTAAGCAGATCTAGAATAACCGCCTCAAGTAGTTCTAAAGAGTCTTCTGAAATTTCAGGGGACTCTTTATCTTTTAATGCAGTAAGCCTTTCAATTAAAATATGCAATTGTTCCTTATCTGTATCAGGCAGACTGTTTACTTTAGTTTCTTTATTTTTTCTTGATTCCATGAAATTCTATATTAAAATCGAGAGATTTATAAGCATCTACTCGTAGCTTTGAGTGTTTCCCTAAGTAGGGAGCCTTATCTATAAAATCATAAATATACACTTGAGATTTGTTTTTGTGCTTTCTTAATGTTCTACCTAAGGCTTGTACAGTAGCGATTTCAGACTTTAACCCTCTAGCGTTAACTAGGTGAGTTAGCTCTGGAATATCTATACCCGTCTGAAATATTATAGTTCCTATTATTACAGAAGGACCATCTTTCTCTAGAAACTTTTGTAAGGTTTTATCTCTATCCTGCAAACTATCTTTACCTTCTAGTTGGTACGAATCAGGGATATTATCTTTAAAATATTTTGCATGAGCTAAGTTTTTGGTAAGTATTAGTATTTTAGCGTTATCATCTGTAATCTTACTAACAATACTAACTATAAGCTCATTTCTATGTTTATAGTCGACTATAAACTCTTCGTATATTTCTTGATATGTTTTACCAGTTGTTTCGCTATCATCTATATCAGGTAATTCTAACAGTTGAATAGATGGTAATGTAAGGTATCCTTCCTCTACTAAATCTTTAGCAGTTACGTATTCAATCTGCTTTCCTAGAAAAGAGGTAAGGGTTAACTGGGAATGTCTATCTTTGGGAGGCGTGGCGGATAATCCAATTCTGTAAGTTGCCGTAGGGAATGAACTTAGAACCTTCTTGGCTACTTTACCTTTGGCAAATTCATGAATCTCATCAAACATAATAAATTCAGAAGTCTTTAAATGAGTATCAATAACCTTATCAATAGACTGGATAGTTACTAATGTAAGAGGTTTAATATCTACTCCATCCCCAAAAGCTAATCCATGTTCGATACCGCATTTTGTAAGGAAATCAGAGGTTTGTTTTAGGAGCTGCTTCTTATTAAAAAATAATAATCCTGTCTTCCCCTCTAAAGCTTTTAATATTGCAGCAATAATAATAGTCTTACCTGAGCCAGTAGGAGATTTAATAATGCAAGATTTTAACTCTAAAGCCTCTTGAATTAAGCTTTCTTGGTAATCCCTAGGCTCTATCCCCTCTATCTCGCTATCTCCTATCTCAATGCTAGGTCTACTGTCTGTTACCTTGTAATCATACTCTAAATAGTCTAAATCCTCTAGAATACTATATAACAAGCCGGTTCCGAATTTACCAGTCTTAGGGTTGAAATAATAAGTATAACCATCCCAATGACCACGTTTATAGGAGGAGGCATACTCAGCTCCAGGAGCTTTGCATCTGTATTTTTTACCTAAAGCCTTTAATAGCTTAGTATTATCGGTTTTTAAAATAGAGTAAGTATTTGAAATAAATATTTCCATATTTTTTTATTTTATCTATTATAGAGCAAAAGTACAAAAAACTTTTAATATTATGTCAGAAGAAAAATCAATAATCGATCTTGCAGCAGCTGCTCAAAGCGGCTCTACAACAGCCCCAGGGTCTCCTGTAATAGGTGAAGCTCCTAAGCCTGCACAACGCAGGGAAGGTGAAGAAAGAGAAGCTCCTAATCAAATTCTAGATGAACTATTGAAAAATGTAAAATCTAAAATTTCATGGGCTGAACTTAGATTACCCTCATCCGGGTTTAACGACTCTAAAGTAGAGACTATTGAAATTAGACCATTTACCTTTGAGGATGAAAAGGTGTTGCGTACTGTTAAAACTATAGCTGACGGAGCAAAGATCATTGAAAAATTAATAACTCGATGTATGAAGGGGATTGATTACAACGATCTACTGGTGTCAGATAAAAACTATATTCTGTACAAATTACGTGAAATTTCATATGGGGATAAGTATGATATTGAATTAACTTGTGGTAACTGTGCTACAAAGAATGAGTTACAGGTAGAGCTTTCTAAACTACCTGTGCACTATGCGGAGACTCCTGAAGATTTAAATAAAACTATAACACTCCCAGATTCTGAAGTAGAAGTTGTAATACAAGCACTTAAAGTAACTCAGGAGATGTTATTTCAATCTACTGATCAAATGTTTGATAATCTTTGGAGATTAATTTACTCTATAAATGGACACACTGAACGTACTGTAAAACAAGGATTTGTTCGAGGTACTACAGCTAGAGATATCTCTGTAATTAGACAAGCTATTACAGATGACAGTATAGGGTTACAAACTAAAGTAAACTTTGTCTGCAATGAGTGTGAATATCATGAATCTCTAGAACTCCCTCTTAATGAAAGTTTTTTCGACGCGAGCTAGAGGAAGTTTTAGGTAGCTCCTATTATATTGAGGAGTGTTATCTTCTAGTTCATAGATGTGGATTCACCTATACAGATGTTTTGCAAATGACCTATGCGGAAAGAGCTGCTTTCGTGGAGTTAAGAATGCAAGAAGCTGAAAGAGAAAAAGCAGAAATAGAAAACATCCAGTCTAAATAATATAGACTCATGACTACATTTGATACAACCGGAACCGTAACAGCTCGTTTTAACCGACCTAGCCCAACAGACAGAACTCTTCTGGAGTTTATGTATTTGAAGAATGGTACTTTCGCAGATCCCACTTCAGTAAAATCTGTACACATATTTAAAGACACTAACCAAGGATCTGCAGATAATTGGTTGAATCTATCCGCTGATTCCACAGAGTACGGATTAGTAGCAGCATCTTCAAATGCCTCAGCTTTAATAGTTTTTAGTGGTACAACACAGGACGAAGCTGACTACAACGCTACTCCATCTGGTGTAGTATTTAAAAGAAGCACTGGAAAATATGCTGTTGTGCTTGAGGATGTAATTCCTTGGTTTGACGCTAGCACTGGAGCCGCTACAACATATTACACAAGTTCTACGGATTTAACCGCAGGTAAATATTGGGATATTTGGACAATTGTAGATAATGCTACCTCTTCTACATATGTTCATTCTTTTGAATTCTTTAACGATAATATTATATCTCTAACCGAACCTTTAATGGTTACGACTAGCCAAAAATTAGTTCAAAAATATCTAAACAAAAATTCTAAAGTAGATCTTCATATTACTTCAACACATACGGTTAATAATACTAATATTACTCCTGAGGTAAAAAATATATTTAATTCTACAATTTTGGATAATGCTGCAATTAGAATTATTAAATTAAAGGATGATATGACTACGGGGGTACCTTATGAGGAAACTTTAGCGTGGACATCTACCGGAGTAAGTGTAAACTCAGACGATACGATTATTTATAACTGGGATACCGCTGGGAAAGATGTAGGTACATATGAGTTGCAAGTAAGCTCTACATTCCTAGATCAGAATATCATGAGCGATAAGTTTAATCTAGTAGTGCGCTAAGCTCGTAGTTAAAATCCATTCTTGTAACAGTTTCGGACACCCAAGCCTGTACTTCTACCGCAGAAGCTTCTATTATAAAATCATTCCAATCTTTAAATTGTTGAGGAGGTCTCACTGTATAAGGTTCAGGAAGATTTTTAGATCTAATTAACCTTCTGGCATATTGAATACCACGATCTCCTGCCTCGTCATTGTCGTAAGCTAAGATTATCTTCTTACCTGAGAGCTCTTTTAAGTGATTCTGAGAGAAGATAGAGCCTTGGGTACTAGTCGCATTAATCCCTATATTTTGAAGGCTTAGCGCGTCTATAGGTCCCTCTGTAACTAAGATATAAGACTCCTCCTTCTTGAAGGGGTAAAGTATCTCAGAAGCCTTGACACCATACTCAGCGAAAGAAGGATTTAAATATTTCATACCAAATCCTGTTAATTGACGAGCTTGGAAATAGAACAATCCATGGGAATCTTCAAAAGGTATAATAACCCTATTTACATATTTTCCCGTGACGCCTACGTACAATTTAGAAGGATCTAATTTACGTGTAATCGCAAATCTAAAGGCTAGTCTCTCCGTAAGGTTATCAGATACTATACTAGCTTTTGAAAGTCTCTTGAAGTTTTTAAGTTCGTTCTGTATAGAATCCCCACTAGTAAGAACGCTTTGAGTTTTCCTAATTTTAGAAATATTTTCAAATAATTTCTCAGGAGTATCAAATAGCTTACGCTGAAGAAGAATAGTAGCCTCACCATATGAAATATCCTCTACAGCTGCTACTAGATGGAGGAAGTTACCCTTTTCCTTAGTTTTAAAACATTGCCAAAGACCTGTGTCAGAATTTATAGACATATGCCGCTTAGAATCCTCGCAAAATAGGCTGTTTACGATAAATTCCGCATTTGTTTCAGTATATTCACTGAACTTTTCGCGTAAATAGTCTTTAATAATATCAGAGGATATTTCCATGTTTATAAATAAAATTTCACCAAGTAAGCTTAAAACGTATAACGAATGTAAGAAGAAGTACCAGTTCAAATATGTGGACTACCTTAAAGGTATTTACAATGAGAACTCGAATACGGACGCTCTACAGTACGGGTCTTATGTTCATAAGATTTTCGAACTAGGAACAGAGCTAGAAACTATAGAAGAGCTTGAAGCGCTCGCAGGAGAGCTTAGAGACAATTATACCTTCTCCTCTGTTAAAGAGAAAAACCTTCAACTTATATTAGAAAATTTCTTTGTATTTAATAAAAAACTAGAAGAGACGATAAGTAACGAAATG